GATGAAGGCTGGAGGCCGAGTCAAATCTATTGATGGGATTGCGATTAGAGGCAAAACTAAAGGCCGGATTATCTAAATGGCTGTTAGTGGCACATACGCATTCAACCTAGACCTTTCAGACGCTATAGAAGAAGCGTTTGAACGCGCAGGACTTGAGCTTCGTAGTGGCTACGATTACAGGACTGCTCGTAGAAGCATAAATTTGCTTATGCTTGAGTGGCAAAACAGAGGTCTTAATCTTTGGACAGTGAAAGAAGGAACTCAAGCTTTAACGTCTGGCACTTCTTCTTACGCTTTGGACGCAAAGATATTTGACATTATAGAAGCATTTATCCGCATTAACGCTGGCAACACTTCTACGCAGCAAGATCAAACATTAACTAGAATATCCGTAAGCCAGTACGCACATATCTCAACAAAGCTTTCTGAAAGTAAACCTTTGCAGTATCAGATTGACAAAGCGCCTTCGCAGATCACGGTGAACTTATGGCCCGTTCCAGATAAATCTACCTATACGCTGGTTTATTATTATCTAGAGCGTATAGATGATGCGGGATCTCCAGCGTCAAACAACATGGATGTTCCCGCTAGGTTCTTGCCTTGCTTGGTTGCTGGTCTTGCATATCAGCTAACTTTGAAGTTTCCGATTGCTAGTGATCGCTCTGCCGTCTTAAAAGCAGACTACGAAGAGCAGTGGAATCTAGCCGCTGACGCAGATAGAGAGAAAGCCTCTTTTTACGTCGCTCCATTTATATCAAGTAGTCTGTAACATGAGCGCCTTCGCAAGCGGTAAAAATGCTTTTGGATTTTGCGACCTAACTGGGTTTAGGTATCCACTAAAAGACCTTGTTCCACAGATAGTTGACGGCAGACCAACAGGCTTGCTGGTTGGAAAAGATGTTAACAGCCCCGATCAACCACAACTACAGCTTGGGCGCATTAGAATGGATGACCCTCAAGCGTTGAGAAATCCTCGACCAGATCAAGGATTGGATGAGAGTAGAATACTTTCTTCCTTTGACCCCGTGGGGCAGGTCGGATTAGAGATGTTTGGCAGTGTTGGCGTCGTAACAGTGAGTACAGGTTAATGGCTTTTACATTTACAACGCTGAAAAGCGCCATACAAGATTATTTAGAAACAACAGAAACAACATTTGTTAACAACCTGCCCACGATCATCACACAGGCAGAAGAGCGAATCCTAAAGGCGGTTCAGTTACCAGATTTTAGGAAGAACGCTAACGGCACCACCACACAGTCAAACCCTTACTTATCTGTGCCGTCCGATTTTTTAGCAACGTATTCTCTGTCAATAGATAACAGTGGATACGAGTTTTTAATCAGGAAGGACGTTAACTTTATCCGCGAGGCATATCCTGTTGCTACAACTACAGGTGTGCCAAAGCACTATGCGTTGTTCAATGAGCAAGCGTTTATATTAGGGCCAACGCCGAATGCTAATTATTCGGCTGAAATACACTACTTCTACAAGCCCGAATCAATAACAGTCTCTAGCGATGGCACAAGCTGGTTAGGCACTAACGCAGAAAACGCTTTGCTTTATGGGTCTTTGGTTGAAGCGTATTCATTCCTGAAGGGTGAGCCTGATCTCCTTCAGTTGTACTCAACTAGATATAATGAAGCTCTACAGGATTTGAAGGCTTTGGGTGAAGGATACAACACAACAGATAGCTACCGATCAGGTGCTGTGAGGTCTGCTAGATAGTGTTGTTTGAAGCATCAAGTCTTGAAGTAGGAAGTGTTTCTGTCGCTACTACGAGCAATAAAGGTCATAGCCCTGAGTTCTGGGCTGAGTCTGCTGCCAATAGAATCGTAAGTGTTGGCGGGGACTGTCATCCAGTTATAGCGGAGCAAGCAAGAGCTTTTAAGGGATCAGTCTTAAAGGTTGTTGAATACTATATTAAGCAAGCAATACAGAGTGACAGGACAACTCTTATTGGTGAACTTGAAGCACAAGGCCAAAGCGAAATGGCTGAAATTATTAGGAGATTGTAATGAGCATCACAACAGCTATGTGTACTAGCTTCAAAAAAGAACTTTTAGAAGCAGTGCATAATTTCAAGAACAGTGGAGGCAGCACGTTCAATCTTGCGCTTTACACAAGCAGCGCGACATTAAACGCTAGTACAACCGCTTACACAACTTCAAACGAAGCTAGTGGCACCAACTACACTGCAAAAGGTGCTTCACTAACTCGCGTAGATCCAAGCACATCAGGGACTACTGCTCTTACAGACTTTGCAGACCTAACATTTTCAAATGCCACAATAACTGCGAATGGTGCTCTCATATTCAATGACTCTGCATCAGGTGATCCAGCGGTTTGCAGCTTGGCGTTTGGCGGTGATAAGACCAGCACAGCAGGAGACTTTACCATTCAGTTTCCTACGGCAGATGCTTCAAACGCGATAATAAGAATCGCCTGATATGCTGTGGCCCAACAAGCTCAACAGCGGCAGATGACCGAAAAAGAGTATTTGGAGTGGGTAAAACAGCAACAAGATCAAAGTCATAACCAGTAGGAAGGTAATTATGCCAACAGTTAAAAAGCCTGCGCGTAAGGCGGTGAAGAAGGTTGTAGCGAAAAAGCCTATTGCAATGAAGTCTGGCAAAAAGGCTAAATCAAGAGTCAATGAAGCTGGCAACTACACTAAGCCAACCATGCGTAAGCGACTGTTTAATAAGATAAAAGCTGGAGGCAAGGGCGGAAAGCCGGGGCAGTGGTCGGCGCGTAAAGCCCAGATGTTGGCGGCTCAATATAAAAAAGCTGGTGGCGGATACAAAGACTGATGGCCGATCCCAAAAAGGGTACGGGCAAAAAACCAAAGGGTTCAGGCCGAAGGCTGTATACGGATGAAAATCCTAAAGATACGGTGGGCATCAAGTATGCGACTGTAAAAGACGCACGCGACACTGTGGCAAAAGTTAAAAGAATAAAGAAGCCTTTTGCTAGAAAGATACAGATATTGACTGTTCTAGAGCAAAGGGCGAAGTTTGCAAAAAAGCCAAAGCAGGCAGAGATAGCAAGAAAAGGCAAAGAGGCCATACGCAAACAACAGGGGAAGAGCAATGGTCGCAAAAGTTGAAACCATTAAAAAGAAGTTGCGAAGTGGTAAAAAGCTTGGCGCAAGTGAACGCGCTCAAGCTAAGGCCCGTGGGCTGATTGCAAGGTCTGATGGCAAGAAGCGCAAAAGCTCTAAGTATAAAGGTAAGTAATGGCCTTAAAAAAATCACAGAAGTCATTAAAGAAGTGGACTAAGCAAGACTGGGGAACCAAGTCGGGCAAGCCATCTACTCAGGGCAAAAAAGCCACTGGCGAGCGTTACTTACCCAAAAAAGCCCGTCAGGCATTGTCAGATAAAGAATATGCTGCCACTACAAGAAAGAAGCGAGCAGATACAAAGAAAGGTAAACAGCACTCTAAGCAGCCTAAAAAGATAGCCAAGAAAACAGCAAGGCACAGGAAATAGCGTGTGGCAATTGTTAATGGCTGGGGCAGAGGAACTTGGGGCGAAGGCGCGTGGAACGAGCCAGATGTTATTGAGCCTACGGGCGTCTCTGGCACAGGTGCTGTTACGACAGTCACCGTTGACGCAGAAGCAAATACCTCTGTCACAGGCGTTTCTGGAACGTCAGCGGTTGGGTCAGTCACAGTTGCGGCGGCAGCAAATGCGCCAGTCACAGGAATATCTGCAACAGGGTCTGTTGGGTCTGTATCGGTTACGGGAACATCTAACGTCACTGCAACTGGTGTCTCTGGTACGGGCGCTGTCACAACGGTCACTGTTGATGCAGAGGCCAACGCATCAGTTACCGGAGTCTCTGCAACAGGTTCAACAGGCACGGTTACAGCTACTGGTGCAGCGGTTGTCAGTCCTACGGGTATTTCTGCAACAGGGTCTATTGGCTCAGTTACAGTCACTGGCATTGCTAACCTCAATGTCACAGGGGTTTTTGCAACTGCGAGCGTCGGCAGCGTATCGGTTGCAGGCGCTTCAGTCGTTGTGCTTACTGGCGTTAGCGGTACTGGCGCAACTAATACGTCAAATGTATGGGGTCTTGTTGATAACGATCAGACGCCTAGTTGGTCAACCATATCAACGAGTCAAACACCTAGTTGGTCTGAAGTATCAACAAGTCAAACACCTGATTGGGAAGAGGTAGCTTAATGGTACGCAAAGTAAAGAAAGTAATTAAAGGCTTGGAGAAGGCATCTAAAACGCACAAGAAACAAGCTGATACACTGAAAAAGCATTTGGCCTCTGTAAAGAAACCGAAGGCTAAAAGTCGGAGAAAGTAAATGGCCGTTTATACAAATGATTTACGCCTCAAAGAAATTGCCACCGGGGACGAAGCCGGAACTTGGGGCACCAGCACAAACACAAATTTAAGTCTTATTGCAGAGGCGTTTTCGTTTGGGACGGAAGCTATTACGACTAATGCTGATACTCATACTACTACTATTGCCGATGGTGGTACTGATCCCGGCAGGAGTATATTTCTTAAATACACTGGGACTCTTGATAGCGCTTGTACCATCACTATAGGCCCGAACACCGTCTCCAAGTTGTGGCTCATAGAAAATGCCACTTCCGGGTCACAGAACATTATTATCAAGCAAGGCAGTGGCGCAACTGTCACCATAGCCAACGGTCAAACCAAGGCTATTTATTCAGACGGTGCCGGATCAGGCGGCGCTATGGTTGATGCGTTCCAAGACCTGTCTATTCCAGATCTGTTCATTGATGATGACCTGACGTTTACCTCTGACAGCGCCGTCATCACTTTTGGCGCGGATGGCGACACGACGCTCACGCATACAGACGGATCTGGCCTAACGCTCAACAGCACCAACAAGTTGATGTTTAATGATGCGAGCCAGTTTATTCAAGGCTC